TGGCATTGTGCCAAATGCAATTGGTGCGGGTGTGCCAAAATCTGGTACAAACCACTTTGTGAGTAAGGTTGACGGAACAATCGTATCCACATGGATTATCGACCTTCAAGCTGGCTATAAAAGCGGCGGTGCTGCTGGTGACGCGATTGGTACGGCTGGCGCAGCTTCAGCACACATTGGATCAATTACTAAAGAAGTAAACGGAATTCCAATGCTCATCGAAATGGGCTGTGTCGAGGTTCCAACTGGCGGCGATCCAGACATTAACTTAGATTGTTCAGCCACAGGAACTACAGCACAAGACGCAGCGTTGACAAGTGGTACAAACCTCTTGAATAACGGTGACCTATCTCTAGGTTTTTACGCCACAGCAGATGCTGGGGCTACTCTTGCTGCTATGACTAAGAAGTTTTTATATCTCACCACTGGCGCTGCCACTGACGCAGCGTACACGGCTGGTAAAGTATGGATTCGCATCACTGGCATGGCCGTAGACCATGACAACGGCTAATGTTTAATCTGGTGGGGTTAACGCCCCACCGCTACATATAGGAGATTAATATGGCTGATGCGGTAGCGACACAGACGCTTATAGATGGTGACAAAAAAGTAGTTCAAAAATTTACTAATATTTCCGATGGTTCTGGTGAAGCTGCGGTTGTTAAGGTTGATGTTAGTGGTTTGGCTACAAACTCTCGCGGTAAAGTTTGTACAGGTGTTGTCATAGAAAAAATATGGTGGCAGTGCATTGGCATGAAGGTTCAAATACTTTTTGACGCTTCAACTAATGTTTTCTGTATTGAGTTAGGTGAAAACCAAAGTGGTAATCAAGATTACACTAATTTTGGTGGTCTTTCAAACAATTCTGGAAGCGGCAAAACTGGTGATGTCCTTTTCACGACTGTAGGCCACACTAGCGCAGATACTTACACCATAATTATGGCTATGCGGAAAGAGTATGGCTGATTCTAAAAAAGGCGAGATGCCAAAGCGCAACAAAAAGAACTTCCGTCCCACAAAGTCTGGGGCGGGAATGACAAAAGCTGGCGTAAAGGCATATCGTAGTAAAAACCCCGGTTCTAAGCTTAAAACAGCGGTGACAGGGAAGGTTAAGCCCGGAAGTAAGGACGCGAAGAGGCGTAAGTCTTACTGCGCACGATCTGCTGGGCAGATGAAGAAGTTTCCAAAGGCTGCAAAAGATCCTAACAGTCGTTTGCGCCAAGCTCGTAAAAGATGGAAGTGTTAAATGGCAATAGGTCGTAGTCAAATGAGTAATCAAATTACCAAACCGCCCCAAAAGAGGGACGATATGCCTAGAGGTTTGAGTTACTTTAGAAAAGGTGGGGCCGCTTCAACAAAATCTAAAGGCAGTAAAATATGTCCTGCTGGAAAGGCGTGGGCTAAACGAACATTTGATACATATCCAAGTGCTTATGCGAATATGGCTGCTTCTAAATACTGCAAAGACCCCAATTACGCTAAGAAAAGTAAAAGGAAAAAGGGATAATGCTAAGTAAAGGTAACAAACGAAAAGTTAAGAAGGTTGTAAAGGGTTTAAAAAAAGCTTCAAAGCTTCATGCTGGACAAGCAAAAACCCTAAAAACAATGCTGCGTTCTCCTAGAAAGAAAAGTTAAATGGGCGAGCTAAAGAAATGGCGCGAACAGAACTGGGTTCGAATAGGCTCTGACGGGTCTATTAAGGGACCTTGCGGCACTTCTAAAGACAAGAAAAACCCTGACCGATGTTTACCTAAAAGCAAAGCTATGTCTCTTTCTAAAGAAGAGCGCCGCGCAACTGCTGCAAAGAAGAAACGTGCAGGCTCAAAAGGCCAACAGGTTGTAAAAAACACAAAGGCTGCTACCGTTACAAGTATGTCTAGAGGGGGTGATCCTTCTGCAAAAAGACCTTTTAATGGTAAGAAAATTCCCGGAACTGTGGTAGCTAGAGGTTGTGGAAAAGTATTAACCAGTAAACGCAAACGAACAAAAGGATCTGTTTCATGAAAAAGATGAAGAAAAAAGGCTACGCTAAAGGCGGAGCGATGATGAAGAAAAAAGGCTACGCTAAAGGTGGGGTGGCAAAGAAAGCCGCTGGTGGCGTTATGAAGAAAGCCGCTGGTGGCGTTATGAAGAAAAAAGCTGGCGGCGCGATGATGAAGAAAAAAGGCTTTGCTAAAGGCGGCGTAGTTAAAAGAAAGAAAAAGTAAATAAATGCCTTTTTTACAAAGTAATATACCGCACTTTAAGTGTTGGGTTCGTCGTGAATTTACGGTCAATCATGAGCGTTATCACGGCGAGTTCCTTCACGCTATGGTCATTGCCGTAACAACAATGCCCAACCGTTGTTTAAGCTTTCAAGTAATCTTTACGGGTTGCGAAGCTGATGAGGACGGCGATGCTAATGTTCATGGCGGTGCAATGTGGGCTCGTATGCCTATAACTGCCTTGGTTGCAGATGAGCCTTTAGAAGATTGGCCCAAGCCTATGGCTGTACACGAGGCACAACCTTGGGACTGCCCTTCACATACACACGCTGTATATACCTTAGACAGGGCTACTCCTTGTCCTTGGATGGCGAAGATAGATGGCAGGTTTTTCCCTGCTAAATATATGTTTACCGTTGATTACACAGATACCGACGTTGCAGATGATCCGGCTCAACACAAACAAGCTCATGTTATGCAGCTATTAGATGCTGATGAGTGGACCGGAAACATTGTAGCGTTACCTAACAATCGTGTGCGGGTAACTCACCCTGCGTGGTTTGAAACCGGAGAAGGCGCTCCAGACTTCAAACCTTCGCAGCATGTACATTATTCTAAATCTGATTTAGACTATACATTAGATGTAACCCAAATATTTGACAATATTTACAGCGAGGAATGAGATGGCGGTTTCTAATAGCGTAGATTTTGATCTTGATGTAGCTGATTATATTGAAGAAGCTTTTGAGCGGTGTGGCTTAGAGGTTAGAACGGGTTACGACCTTAAATCCGCCAAACGATCTTTAAACCTGATGCTTGCCGAATGGGCTAACCGGGGTTTAAATCAGTGGACTATTAAGCAGGTATCTTTGCCGTTAGTTACAGGTATTGCTGATTATCCTGCCGGAATATTAAATATGACAGTAGGGACTGTTAACGCTTTTAGATTGGGTGAAAATATTACAGGTGTAACAAGTGGTGCTACTGCTTCACTAACAAGTGCTACTTCTGCTACTGTTTTTGCTATAACTATACCTTCAGGGACATTTGTTGCGGGTGAAACTATTGTAGGTGAAACAAGTGGTGCTAGTACAACTGTAACTTCTGCGGTAGATTTTTTTAACGTAAGAAGCAATATAGATATTTTGTCTGTGGTAGTTCGGCGGGACGGGACAGACTTTGCTTTGTCTAGGTTAAGTAGAGATGACTATATTAATATTCCTAACAAGACCACTCAGTCTCGGCCTAACCAATTCTTTTTAGATCGTCAGGTTACGCCGATTTTAAGGATTTGGCCTACTCCAGAAAACGACACTGATGTTATTTTTTACAATGCTCTTACACGCATGGACGATGCTGATACCTTTATAAACAATATGGACATGCCGTTTAGGTTTTATCCATGTTTGGCAGCAGGGTTGGCTTATTATATTTCGGTAAAGCGGGCTCCTAATCGTGTTCAGATGTTAAAAGCTATGTATGAAGAAGAGTTTGAACGCGCTATGACTGAAGATCGTGACCGGGCATCGTTTAACGTTGTTCCGAAGTACGATTATTATAGGGTAGGCTGATGGGTAAGTTTGCAATAGGCAAAAACGCTTTTGCAATTTCTGACCGATCCGGTTTCCGGTATCGTTATAAAGACATGCGCGAAGAGTGGAACGGTCTGCTTGTTGGCAGAGATGAGTTTGAAGCTAAACAACCTCAACTAGGGCCTTTTCGCAAAGCCACAGATCCCCAAGCCCTTAAAAATGCCCGTCCAGATAAAAAAGAGGTCTTAGACGTTTATGTCGGGATTCCCTTAGTAGAAGCACCGCAGCCCAGACCAACACGGGCGTTTGGTTTTGCAGGAGTTGTTACGGTGGTTACATCATGAGCTATACTTATACTACATTAAAACAGGCCATACTGGATTACACGGAAAACGATGAAACAACGTTTGTAAGTAATCTTCCTGTTTTCATTAAAAACACAGAAGAGCGTATCTTAAAGAACGTTCAACTAAGCTTGTTCCAAAAGAACGACGCTGGCGCAATGTCTGCTTCCAATAAGTTCTTAGGGGTTCCAAGCGACTTCTTAGCGCCGTTTGCTTTGTCTTTCACCAACAGTTCTGGCAACGTCGTGTTCTTAGACTTCAAAGATTCTAACTTTGTGCAGTCTTTTAACCCAGATGCTACAGTAACGGGCCCTCCTCGTTACTATGCTCAGTATGACCTTAACAATTTGATTCTAAGCCCCACTCCGGACAGTGGCTATGCGGCTGAAATACATTATTTCTACCGTCCAACCAGCTTGACCAAAAGTCAGACTACGTTTTCGGTGGCTTATACTGGTGGAACTGTTTTTTCTCCGGGAGAAACAATAATTGCAACTCCTGCGGGGGCAACTTCTTCTACTGAAAACTCTTCTTTTATCGTTACCGGGACCACCGGAACGGGTAACACAACCTTAACCGCTAACTTTCCTGCGGGTTTGACGGATGCTTACCCTAGAGGAACGGCCGCTTCTGGAACAGCTTTGGTTGGAAACACCAGCGGCGCTGTTGCGGTAGTTAACAACGTTCCCAGCGGAACAACTTCCGAAAAGATAGTGCCTGACATTACTACAACGTGGATCAGTGAAAATGCAGATTTAGCAATTTTGTACGGAAGCTTGATGGAAGCGTATGTGTATATGAAGGGTGAACAGGACATGCAGGTCTTGTACGAAAAGCGTTTTGTTGAGGCTATTATGGGTCTCAAGCTACTTGGCGAGAGCAAAGAAGTTACAGATGAGTACAGAACCGGACCAGTGGTGAGGCAAAAACAATGAACGAAATGTCTTTTGGCGTTGAAATGTCTAATGATTTTAAGGTGGGAGTGGAAACTACAGACAACCGTGGTTTTACTCCTGAAGAGACTGCAAAGCGTTGCGTAAATAAAATTGTAAGTATTTCCGAAACCGCGCCCCCTGAAATACGGGATCAAGCGCTTGCATATCGAGACGATGTAGAGAAGCTTGTGGCTATCTATATGAAACAGGCTATTCAAAGCGACAGAACTACAGTATATAATGCAATAAAAGATGCTGGTCAGCTAAAGTTGGCCGAATATATAAGGAAAATGTAAATGGCTTTTAACGGCAACTTTCTATGCACCTCGTTCAAAGTAGAACTGATGAAGGGTGTTCACAATTTTACAGCAGCGAGTAATCAGTTTAAATTAGCTCTGTACACCAACAGTGCTACTTTTAACGCTGCAACTACTGCATACACCTCTGGCAACGAAATCTCTGGTACAAACTATACGGCAAAAGGAAACTTCCTTACCAGTGTTACGCCAGTGGCTAGTGGAACAACGGCTTTGGCAGATTTTGCAGATGAGGTTTTTTCAACGGTTACAATATCGGCCGTTAGGGGTGCTTTAATATTTAATGAAGCGGCTACTGGCGATCCAACGGTTTGTGTTCTGGACTTTGGCGCGGATAAAGCCGCCAGTTCCGGCGACTTCACCATTGTTTTTCCTACTGCCGATGCAAGTAACGCGATAATCCGGATAGCCTAATGGCCGATCCGGTTGCAGCCTTTCAAGGGTGGAATAGCTCCCTCCAAGGGTGGAACACCGGAACTTGGAATACCAATGTTGCCTATAATGTAACGGCAACCGCTTCGGTTAATAACGCTGCACCCAATATTGAAGGGGATGCGTTTGGGCAAGCAGGCGCAGTAGTAGGGACAGGCGCAGTTGGATCTGTTACTGTTGTTGGAAAGGCTAATGTTACCGTTACGGGCGTTGCGGGAACTTCGGCTTTAGGTAGTTTCTTTACCACCAACACAATGGTAACGATGACTGCTTCGGTCAACAGTGCAACAACGGCGACAGTTGGTAATGCCAATGTTCCCGTCACAGGGGTAAGTGCAACTGGGGTAGTAGGAACTTTAACAAACCCACCTTGGGGTCAAATTGTTCCAGATCAGAACCCCAACTTTTTAAACATAGCGCCTTCTCAAAACCCTTCTTGGGCTAATATTGAGAACGGGCGCGTAGCATAGGATAAAAACATGGCAAGTGTATATACAAATGACTTACGGTTAGAGGAAATCGGCTCCGGCGAACAATCGGGTTCTTGGGGCGATACAACCAATACTAACCTAGAATTAATTGCGGAAGCGTTTGCTTTTGGAACAGAGGCGATTACAACTAACGCCGACACACACGCAACTACAATTGCAGATGGGGCCTCAGATCCCGGTCGTGCGATGTTCCTAAAGTATACAGGTTCATTGGATAGCACTTGCACCATTACATTGGGTCCAAACACCGTCAGCAAGATGTGGTTTAT